TTTGTCAATCTCTGCTATGATGGTCTTATTTTGCATTCAATATTGCTTGTGAGGTAGCTTCGGCAGCTATGCGAGTGATTTCGATTTCGTGTTCGGTTAGTTGCCAAATGTCACCGTATTTTTCGGTTAAGTAATCTGTTTTAGTTTTGCTATCTCCTTCTATTGTGTTGCCTAAATTATCAATCGAATAGCCGTTTTCAGTTGCTTTCAACGTGTAATTATTTTCAAGTTCACGTGTCAACGATGCAACAACATCCTTATCGGCAGTCCTATTGTATCGTTCACGCACTTTCATATACGAATTTGAGTACGTTCCAATCTTACTACCCTTGCTATTCAATCCCTTAACGTGTATGCGGTCGTGTAATTCGGGCAACACGGCCAAAGCAGCAGCGCGTGAAATGGTTTCTGGGTTGTCTAACTCCCTAAATTTTGCAAGCATTGTGCCTATTACAAATGGTATGTTGTCCGTTATCTGCATTATGCAACTTTAATATCTATTTTTATTTCACTATTGTTTATTTCTGCTATTAAAGCCAAAGTAGCATCAACATGCTCTTTAATTTTTACTATCTTTTCTTCAAACTCTTTAAGTCCACTTGTATCGGCCGTAAACTTTATTATTGTATTTTCCATTTTATTTTGTATTTTTTACGGTAACTGAGTAAACACCTGTACTAAACTATTGCGCTCTAAACACGCATCGCACTCAAATTTTAAGCCACCCAATGCGTTCTTTAACGCTTCTTCGTACCTTACTTGGTACAAAGATATCAACTCTTTTGCTTCCTCGCGCTTAATTGATGTGTAAAAGTTTACACGTTCCGAGTAAAGTCGTTCTTCCAAAAATTCGATGCCGAGTAAATACCAAAATGCTTCCGCAAATAACAACCTATTGTTGCACACGGCAGCATTATAACTGCAACCGAGTGTTACGGTAGCACGTAAACTATTGATTGTTTGATTTTGTACGTAATTGCCGTTGTTCTCTGCAAAGCCGTAAATGTAACCGCAACCATCAACACCATAGCAATCATAAAAACATGATTGAAAGTTAGCATTGACATCCGTTGTCAAGTAGCTTACTCCATTGATGTTCGTATCTGTGAACGCAATGCCAAGCAAAGCGCAATTAAATTCTTTTAATATAGTGATTTCATTCCAACCCAATGACAAGTCAGCCATTGTTAAGGTCTTTGTGAATAATACTTCCTTTGTTAAGTAGTTGATAAATTCAATATCAACAGTTGTGGCCGTGTTTGTGGCCGATTTGTAAAATGATATTCTATCAACTTGTAATGTTTGAAATGGACTAATAACCCAATTCTCATTCAATGACCATGCTTGCATAAACAATATGCCCTTATAAACATCATCACTTATGGCATTCGTTTCGGGAGTGCCTGTTACCGATACCGTTCTACGCACACGTTTAATATCATAACGTGTTGACATTGCAGAAATGATTTGGTTTTTAATACGCGCTTCTGCACGCTCATTGATGGCATTCCATACGCCAATATAATTTACTTGCTCACTATTCGCTACTTGCTCAAATGATTTTAATGAAATGCCGGGCAGGCTGTTCAAAGAATAAACAGCCTGCGGCACTTCTGTAATTGAGCAACCCTTAAGTTTTACAATTCCATCAAAGCAACTCATTCAATTATAAGTTAGTTGCGGTGTAACGTAAACTTCCGTTGTTGCCTGTTAAACGGTCAGTTGATTGGTAAGCATCCGATGGTACTTGCCACAAAGCAAAGCGTTTGCTCATAATTAATGAGTAACCTGCGCCAAGCGTAGTTTCTTCGTAACCAACGGTTGTTTCTTGCGGGCAATCGATTTCTTTTAATTGGAAGTCGATGTTAAGCATACCTAACATGCCATCAGCACCCGGCAAGTTTAAAGGAACAGCCATGTTCCAGAAAGTTGATGTGCCTAATTTCTTTGCACGGAAACCTCTGTAACGGTCAAGTTCAACAAGTCCGAAAGTACCCGGTTGGAATACTCCGAATTGATTTGAACCCCATGATGATGCAGCATAAAGATCATGATACCACTCAATGTTACCTGCGGCAGCGTTGTTGTTCAATTGAGCATACTGTGTCATTGCACCGTTTGCTGCTTGTATCATTGCGCTGTTCACAAGTCCGCTACCAATTACGATTGGCTTACCCATTCCCTCATTAACGGCATAATCGGATAGCACTTTTGTCCATCCCTCGTTAAATAAGTTAATGGTGTTGTCATCGTTAAAGTTTACGGTAACAGATGAGTTGTTGCCTGTTACGGCATTCGTTCCCCATACTACTTGACCTAACAAAGTTTGGTCGATTTTACCAACAAATCCATTCATTGCAGCCATTAAACCTGCAAGGTGTTCTTGCATAAATGGTGTTGGTGCTGAACCGATTTGAACGGTTGCAGATGCTTCATCACAGTAACGTGCAATTGTAGCATCATCAAAGTGTAAACCAAACTTCACAATTGAAGTTGTGTCGATGGTAACTTCATCGTATGCCTGTACTAAATCAACATCGCAGTTGTCGCTTGTTGACATTTGAGCAGGTACGGTTCTGTTGTAATACTTCAAGCGCAAGTCCTTAATGTGGCCTGCTGTGTTTGCCAAAGACAAAGCGTCTTGAATTGGGGTTGCTTGTGCGCCTTTTTCCAAAGTTGCACGTAATAAACCGCTCGGAGTAACTTTATGCTCGGGAGCGTTTTCGCCTATCACATATTTCATGTGCATAAGCATCGCGGGGCAATATCCTAAAGCCATTGTAAATTATTGTTTTTATTGCTGCTACTTAAAGCCATCAAGTGCTTTCTCTATGTCAGCCATTGCGTTGTTCGCAGCGTTGTTAAGTTTTGGTGGTTCACCACCTTGTGTCGGCTTCGGTGGCGGTGCGCTACCATTGCCATTTACTTTGATAAACTTATTGTCGGCCAAAGCCATATTTGTGAGAGTGTCAAGGTCGAGTTCCTTTCCGTTGTCAAAGATAAACATTTTTTCATCATCTTTTGCAACTAATTTTAATTTTCCATCAATTCTTTTTATCGCAGCGTTCCTCTCGGCTAACTTTTTGTTGAGAAACTCGCGTGCAATCTTACGCTCAACATCGGTATCGAACTGACCGGGCAATGGTTTTGAGCTGATAATGGCATCGATTTCTTGCTCTGTAAAGCGTTGCTCATACTCATTACGCACACTATTAACGGCCTCATCACGCTCACGTTGTTGTTGTGATAGCATTAAGTTTAACTCGTTAATCTTCTGCTTCAATTCGGCATCGTTCGCTTTCGTTTGCGGTTTCGTTGCTGCGATGGCTGCGATGGCTTTTTCAATCTTCTCAAACGTGTTCTTGTTTTCGCTGATTGCCCTTGCCTCATCATCACTAACACCGTTATCTTTTAGCCACGACTCAACTTTTTTGTTAAACGGGTCGAGTGCATTGCCGTAGTAATGCGCCTTTAATGTCGGGTTGTGCTTTGCCTCATCGATGGTGAGCAATGTTGGGAGTGCTTCCTTTACCTTGTCGGGTACTTCAAACGCTACACCCTTATTTTGCACGATTGCGTTGAATTCTTCCGTGCCTTGTTGTATGCCTATTTTCGGCAAGAGTTGTTCTAATATTTCAGCTAATAATGCCATGTTGTTTTTGTTTTAAATTAAAAATTATTGATTAACGACTACCACCGCAGCAACCGCCACGTGGTTTTGATGGTCTTGTTTTAGGCATTTTTTCCTCCTTTTTTTGCTGACTCAATTACGGCCAAACGCTCGGCAAGGTCTTGATTTTGTTTTAGCAACATTGCAACGATGTCATTTGACTGCTGCGATACTTGACCCTTACGTTGTGCAGGGTAAAGTTCAGCGTGCGCTTCTGCCACTCCAATGGCTGCGGCTTCTTCGGCAGTCATTTCAACTTCCTCGATTTTGTACTTCTCGCGCTTGTCCTTTGATAAGGTCGATTTGTACGCGGTGTAAAAATCTTTGTTTGTTTTGTTTAGTGGCACGTGTTTTTCGTTACCTCGTGCATCGGTAATAAGTAGCAATTTGTACTTCTTGATTTGTGTCGGATTTGTTTCCATTTGTTTATTTATTTAGTGAATTGATAATTGTTTTCGGTACTAATGCAGTCGGTATAGGGTACGCTTGATGTCCGCAGTTGTAGCCACCTCTGTACACTTGAAAGTTGCTTGTGTTGGTATCTTCAATCATTCCATCGGGCAACCCTGTGCGGTCATAGATGCGACCTTTCATTGCCTTAAATTCTTCAAAGTTGCCCTTAATTATTTGTGGCAATTCGCTGATGTGGTAGTATTGTTTTTTTGTTAATGCCTTGCAAAATGTTCGCGTTGTTTTTATGTTGCTACCCACGTATCGAAACCACTCCCAACCCAAGTCGGATGCAAGCACACTATTGACCGTTGCCGTGTATTGATTAATCGAGTCGGTTGCAATTTGCTTTGTATACTTAACCAATGCACCATCAATCTCTGGTGTTCCGTTGATGTAGTTGTTTAATTCCTTGGTCATTTTGGAGTAACTACCGCCTGTTGTTGTGTAGGCAGTAATCATTTCGCGTATGGGTGTGATTAATTCGGTATTCAATCCGCTTTCGGTCAAGCTATCAACAAGTATCGAAACCGATTGCTTGCGGATGGCATCCATAACCTTTGGCGGTTTGAATTTCTTTTCAAGTGCCTTAAAATATGAGTAGTTGAGCGTGTCAACTTTCTCGTATAACTTACCAAGTTTGGTCACGCTTTCAAGGTAGTCGGTATCGTTTAAAATGATATCCTCTAAATCACTTTTTAAACTCGACAACAACTGAATATTCTTAACGCTATTTGTAATCGTGTCACCTTGAACGATTAACTCCTTTTGAAAGCGCAGCAACCTGCGGTAAATCTGCTCTTGAATGGCAGGGATTGCCTCGTTAAAGGTAATCAATCCCTCATCGACTGCGTTTAAAACGTTTTGTATGTCTTTATTCGCTGCCAAGTATGGTTTCGATTAGTTTATCCTTAACCTCAATATTCTTCAACTTATCGGTTGCGTATTGCTCCAATATCGCATACTTCTGCGCTTTTGTTAGGTTTATAAAGTCCTTGTTTTCGGCTATGGCACGGTCAACAAAGTCAAAAATGTACGTGCTTATGATGGCATCTAACTTCGACATCAATCTGTTGCTCACCAACAACGCTTTTTCTTCATCCGTTTTGCCCGATGCTGGGTCAAGTTCAAACGCATTGCGTAGTTTATTCTGCATTTGGATGTCGTTAGGGAAACGTTTCTTGATGAACTCAAGTTCCATTTCACTCAACACGGCATCGTTTAACGTGCTATCTTTGGCCGATTTTATTTCTTCTACGATAGTTTGACTACCCAACACATCAAACGTATTAGGCACGATGCAAATAGGACACATACGCTTTAAATCGGCATCGGCATACAAACTGCCGTATCTCCACTTGGCAACAAGGTACGAAATGCGCTCCATCATTAACCCCAAGTTAGTGGCAATCGAATAAAAAGTGTTGTTGGTTTCATCGCGGTCGTATGCTTTTGCAACACCGCTTTGTTGTGCAGGTGCTGACTCTAAAAACTGCATATTTACCGCAGCTAACGCACGGTAACGCATTTCATTGATGCGCCTATCCTGCAACTCTGCTATCTCTGTTTGTTTTTGGATGTAACCCATTGGCGGTGTCGGTGCAGGTACTTCACCCATCGATGTCTTTGCGGGTCTTACACGCAATGTTTCGTATGGTGATAACGGTATTTGACCACCTTTACATTCGCTATTGGTACACGGCACACGCTCGTTTTCGCGCATAAGCCAACCGTTGCCGTTACAAGTCGCACATTGTTGGTCTTGATAAATCCACACGGTTGAATGAATGTGTTGCGTAATCTCTGCACGCAAGTCACTAAATTCAATAGTGGCCACGTTCAACCACGGCAACATCGCACGAAAAACCGATTGGTATTCTCTGCCGAGTTCTTCTTCTTCCTCAACAATGCCACCGATGGTAAACCCGGGAAAGATGCCAAGGTTGTGAATTGACTGCTCAACCATCACATATTTGTTGGTCTTATAGTCACGTTTGTACTTGTTCCACGAATACTTGTCAATGGAATAGTAAACGTTTTTATCATCATCATCTTTGTAAACGATGGAGTTGCCCTCGTATGAGTAGATGATGCGGTCACTATTGATGATGTATGGTGTTGGCTTGGTGTATTCCGTTTCGCTTACTTCTTCCTCGTTCCATAAAATAATAACACCATTCACATCGATAACGGCTTGCTTCAAACCAACTTGAAAAGTCCAATTAAAAAGCGACTTCGATGCGGTAAAATGCTCGGTTAAATACACATCCAACTTCTCATCCTTGCTGATTTTGCTGAACTCGGATTGGTCGGGAAACTTTAACATAAACCCATCTGCACGTTGTATCTTGTTTAAGGAGTTTAACACACGGTCAAACACCTCACTAAACACAGGTTGGTAGGTTTTCTTGCGGTACTCCTTTACGATTTCGTGTTCGTTAGGGCGGTTTTCATCAATAAGTTTATGCGGATATTCATCATCCGAATAAATCATAAAATTTTCGTATTCTTCGCTTTCGTAATCGGGGTCTTTTATTATTTCCGTTACGATTTTGGCATCGATAATTGTGAACTTCTTATCCATTATAAATGTGTTCTGTTTGCAATCCATTTCTTCTTTGGTTGCGCTTTAAAAATGTATCGCAAATTTAACATCTTTGCATAGATTGTGACCAAAACATCGTACGCTTCACGTTGCACGGTTGGTATGTTGTTGCCTCCAATACTTAAACCGCAATAACCCTCGGCTTTCATGTCTTTAAGTCGTTTTTGTTTTCGGCTATCCATTGGCCAATAAGTCGGATGATAGTTGCTAATGTGTGGCTCAACATCAAGCTGGCACATTGCAATCCACAATGGCAATTCATCGGGTATGCAGCCGCCAAATTCGATATTCTCAACACGTATATTTTCAAAGTTTTCAACCCATTTGCTGAATACCTTGTGGCCTTTCTTCCACCATATAAATTCCGAGTGTACATTCCAAATTCTTTCATTCGTAAAGCCGTATTTATCACGCACTTCGTAGATGCTCGCCCATTGTTTGCTATCAGCGTTAACGGTTTCAGCATCGAACGTGGTAAAGCCACTATTTTTAATTGCAAACTCAACACCCCGCAACTTCTCAATCTCTGCATTAATAGACCCATCGTTTAACGCAAGCACATCGGCATCGATAAACAACGTGTAATCATACGGAGTTAACTCATCCATATGCGCTTTGGCTTTAATGTAGCATTCGATGTTATCGTTCAATGTGATATGCTCATCCTTGACCTCAACAAAGTCGGTAAACAAAGCCAAGTAATCTTCATCAAGTCGCGTGATGGTTTCTTTTTGGTGCGCCAAACATATCGGCAATGTGCAATTATTGGCACGTAACGAGGCCGCTAACGAACCTGCTAATTGTCCGTAACCCTTTGCCCCAACTGCGATTATTAAGATGCCTGTTGTCATTTATGAGCAGTTTGAATTGAAGTTATTAAATGGAGTTTCAAAGATAGTGAAATCTGCTGACCAAATCGATACATTTTGCATCACTTCGGGAAAATTATTATTGTACTCATCTTCGAAACGTACACGAATGCCGTTAGTGATGTTATCGGGGTAGAATGTAACCTCATCGTGATTGAGCGCAACAACTAAATTTTGATGCACTTCTTCGGGCACGTGGTCGACTAATGCCTTGTATTTTTTTGACAACCTTGCTGACAATAATTTACGGCTGCCATCACTACGCACATACACGTTCTTGTCGCTACTAATGATTGGCTCTTTGAGGTAGAACGGCAAGCGGACTGCGTTGATGGTGGGTAGTATCAAAGGCGGTGCAGGTGGTGGATTGATTTGTATAACTGCAACGCGATAATCAAAGCCAAATGCATTCTCGTTATTGAAGTAAGTAACACGTGTAGTTAAACATTTATCTGCAATTTTTTTAAAGCATTGATTTGAAACGAAATTTGATGAGTCATCAAATACAATCGACAAAGTAAAGCAGTCACCATCGAATAAGCCATCAAGCAAGTTCGATGCAAAAAAAGTAAACCAAATATTATAGGTGTTAGTACCAACAAGATTAACCTTTGCAATCACTCCTGTGAGTGGTACTACAAATGGCGGTGGAACAGGGTCATTGCGATATATTGGCGGTAAGTTTGCAGGGTCTAATAAATCGACATTCGTTGTCACTTGCACTTGAAATGACAAGTCATAAACATCGTAAATAGGCAAACAAAAATCTTTTTGAATACCACATATGGTGTCGGTAACATACTCACTTCTTCCGCTTTCGGTTGCAAAATTGTACCACGTTACGAAGCTATTACTTATATTAGTTATAGTAGCCATTATCTTCTCAATAGTAATTTAAAGGATGCTAACCCGGTATTCGGTTCGTGGCTCAATGTTACAATGTTGCCAAGGTATAAATCATTCCCACAACGGAAGCGGATAGCACCGTATACGTTTGTTTTTATCGCTTCAAACTGCACCATTGTTAGCGGTGCATCAAATGTCGCATATATTGTTTTCCAAATGGGTGTAGGTGCAACAACATCGGTGCTGATGATATTCTGTTGCTCCGACACAACACCTGTTTCAATGAAGCATTGGTCTGCAAATCGTGACTCGGCCAAGTAGTTTCCTGTGCCACTTGTGAACTTCAATGTTTCGTTTGTGATTGTCGGTTGTGCGCCTGCTAATGTCTTGAACCAGCGCATTAGATTACGCACAGGTGTCAATCTTAAATTCATTCGTGTCGATGGCGAGTACATATTTGCCGTATCCGATGCGCCTCTGTACGCATACAAACTGCCCTCATCGACAAAGGTATTTATTAAGAATATGTCATCATCATACCGCCAATCACTCGTACCTGTGTTCGCTTGGTTTTTTCTGCGTGTAACTTCAATCGTATAACCTGCCGTGATGATGTCACTCATCAAGTCAAGTTCCGATGGGTTGCTATTGATGTTTCTGCGATACTGCCTCTCGGTGTTCATTTCATCAAGGCCGTTGTATTCTTCGGCTTCCCATTTATTGTAACCGATTGTAATCGTGCCATAAACTAAATCTTTTGCCGTTGTAAATGTGGCTTTGTTTAATAGTCCAACATCAACAATGATGGTGCTTTGGTAAAAATCTTCAATGTTTGCAATCGATAACTCTGTGTCGTTATTGTTGAAACCCCAACCGATGTTAAATATCTTACGGCATTGGTCAAACATAAACTCGTAGTTAGTAAACAACTGCGGAACACTCGGCTCGGTTACGTTGCGGAGCATTGACCCCTTTGTTACTGAATAACGCTCCAAGCAGTCACGCAAATTTGGCTCAACTTCAAGTGTCGGGCAATCGGTAGGTAGGTATGCAGTCGGCAACCATTCAAGTAGGTTTGGAAGATAAACGGAGTCGGTTACGGATGTTGGGTTGGTGCTATTCGCTTCCATATTGAAGTAGTTTACACCGCCTGCATCGTAATCAACACTTATATCAACCGTATCAATTCCACCTGTTGATGTTTGTTTAACAATATCTAAATTGAAAAAAAAACTTAATTGGTCAAATGCTATTTGTGGATTATTACAAGTGCCTGTAAAAGACACATCAAAATTAATAACTAACGGAGTGAATGCTACTAAAGCCGTGCTTGCTATTAATGTGCTTCCTAATACTTGAGAATTTTGAATAAACCCTGCGTGTTCTGCAAAAATGTACACATCAATAGGGCCTTGATAGCTTGCCGTAATAGTCATTGTTCCTTTGCACCTCCATTCAATATCAATTGTTGTAACAATATTTTCGGAAACAGTAGCATTGTAAATTGACAAGTTAGTGTAAGCAGGCCAAACATCAGCTATTTTTGGAAAAATTAAAACATCTTGTCGAGCAAAATCAACATAAACAAGTGATGGTGAAACATTGGTCACATTAAAATCACCAAACTCCATAATCGGATTGTTTGGCAAATAAACAGGAAAATAATAAAATCTACCCCCAGTCAAAGTGATAGCATCATCGTGATGCCCACTCCAATTTGCACCATCATCATTATTTGCCTTGTTTTGTAACAATATATCTTGCCCCTCAATATTTAATGGGTTATACCCCATCGGTGCAATCGTTTCGCCATCGAAGTTTTCCGTTGACAATACGTTGACATCTTGCCCCATACGTGACAAGAATATATCTGCGCATCGCGTGGTCGTTACTGAACACTTGATAAAGCAGTAATCAAGGCATTGCCGTTCAAGTGTGTTGAAGTCAAACTTGCCTTGGAAGTATGTTGTGTAGCCATCACCATCAGCGCACTCGTATTCAATGAGCAGTTGATAGTTTCCGTTGGCTCCCTGTGCGTTGTACTCTGCCAACAATAAGTCGAATGCCGTATCAACCCACTCAAAGTCCGATGTGTTGATGTTGCTAAATATGCCGTGGTGTGACATATTGCGAGTGAATGAACACGAAATGCCATCCCACCCCACAGGTTCTTCAACAATGGTTGAAATGTTGTTGCTATCGATTAACCTAAATTGCCAAATCATACTTTTATACGCATTTTAGTGTTGCGAAATTCGGTTCGGCTGTGCATCTTCTCAACGTACTTGTTAAAGCCATTTTCATCAATGCTGATGTTCACATTTGACTTGTTGCGCTCCAACACCTTTCCGAGTTTATCGTAGTCAAGTGATTTTTTGCTACTACCTTGTGCTGATTGATACTGCGCTGCGAGTTCAAACGTGCCGTTAGCAAGTGCCGTTAGTATGTTGTTGGCAAATGTCGGCTCAACTTCTCTGTTGTGTATGGCCGACAATGCCGGGAAGTAATCACTATTGACCGCAGCAGGTACAACACGTTCACCGTGCGATAAGTAAGCAAGGTTGTTGTCGCTTCGGCCTGTACCTGCGCCAACTAAAAACTCTGTACCATCTGCAAACTTTGGCGGCTTGGTGTTGGCAATAATTGCGATTTGCGCCGCACCTGCGATGCCTGCTGCAATAGATGCGGGGATTGCTTGCGGTGGCCCTATTGTCCATGCTCTACTTACCGCTAATGCCGTGTTGATGATGGCTTGTGCTAAATCCGCTTGCTTTTGTTGCTCCCACGCTTGCCTTTTAAGTTTAGCTTCTTCCTGTGCGTATCTCTTTTCAATCTGCGCACGTTGCGCTTCGGTTAAGTTTTTATTTGCAAGTTCGTTCTCACGTAATCGGTTAAGTTGTTCAATCTCGGCATCAAATGTGGCTTGGCGGTTTTGTTGATTGATAGTGAAGATAGTATCAGTAACTACACGTGCTTGGTCGATAGTGAATTGCGCTATCTCTTTCATCGTTTGCTTTTCCTTTTCACGTGCTGCTTGCTTATCTGCTAACATTTTGAAAAACGCATCAATCTCGGCTTTATTTGCGCTGAATTGTGATGTGAGTTGCGTTTGTAAGTTTAATTCAAAGTCGCTTTGGTCTTTTTTGCGAGCATTAATTTTATCAGTAACCTCTGCATTGTCCATATCGATTGATGCTTGTTTCATTTCTGCCATCAACCTTTCACGGTCTTCGCGATATTTTTTTAACTGCTCTAAAAGTCTTTTGTAATTTTCTTGTTGTATTTTTTCTTTCTCTTTTGCAGCGTTTTCAGCATCTTGTTTTTCTTTGTCATCGTACTTATTATTGATATCATCAATAGCTTGCCTATTTTGATAAGCCAACTCCATTACCATTTTATTTAGCAAATCCTCATCCATATTTTTTTTGGAGAGTTCATCAAGCATTTTTTGATTATGTATTCTTTGCAATGCTAATTCTTGCGCACGACCACTCAATGTTCTTTTTACTCGTGCCTCATCAAGTTGTTCCAAAATGTCTTCATCGTTTTTATGCCTTTCAAGGAACTCCTCGTGCTTTTTCTTTGCATTTTCCGATGCATCATCCATCGTTGACATCAACGCAACTAAACCGATACCAAGCGCAGCAAGTCCACCTGTTGCAAGTACCATTGATTGCGATATTGAAACACCTAACGCTGTTGATGTAGCAGCAGCCACACGTTGAGCAGTTGCTAACGCATAGGTCTTAACTTCCATTAATCCTGTCATCAATGCGCTTTCTTTTTGTAGCAAGTTTGTGAGTTCTTGCGTACCTTGCAGCAATGCCATTGATGCTTGCACTTTTAGCATTGCCTTTTCTAAATCTTTATTTTCCGAACCAAGTAACGCTTGCGCACCTGCTACCATTGTCATACCTGCCGCCAATGCTTTTGCTCCCTCACTTACTCGATTGAGTACGTTTTCAAATCTGCTCCCGGCAAATGCTTTAACTTGTCGACCTGCATCTTCAATCGCATCGGCCAACTCACCTGCTCGCCTTGAAGCCGCTTGCATTTCCTTTTCGCCAAGTGTACCGCTTGCAATCTGTGCCTTTAACTCACGCAATTCGGCTTTCATTGATTTAAAACCTTTTGCACTATTAACGGTTTCGCCTGTTACCTCTTTCAATCCATCAGCAAGTGTGTTCATCACACCACCTTGTATTTCTGCGGATAAGTTGCCCACCTCATTCGACAACTTGCCAAACTCGGTAGCGGACTTGTTCACGTTTTGTATGAACTCTTTTTGCTCTTGATTGATTGCATTAAATTTGGCCGCATCTTCATCGGTTATTTTGCCGAGTAGTTGCAACTGCTTTATAGCAGGTTCAAGACCCGATGTGTCGGCTACAAACTTTATAATTATATTTTCCACTAACGTTTGTTTTGTTGTGGTTTAGGTGGTGTCTTCTTCGCTTCGTTTGCAAAGAAAAAGAAATCGTACAAAGATAATAAATTTATCGGATAATTAGCGGGCAAATATTTTAATACGGTCAACTTCAATCTTTCTCGGCTTGCAATTCCCTCTCTAATGTTTGCAATGAAAGAATATCCTGTTGTATCTTGTCCATCTTTTCCACGATGTTCAAATACATCAGGGAAGTGTCGCCTGATTTCTGCAAAAACGGCACTAATTTCTTTATTGGCATTGACAAAAAAAAACTATCCCCGGCATTCTCTTTCCAATTCGCAATCTTTTTCTCATTCATCTTGAAGTCGTAGCGTGTCAATGGCTCGTTCTTGTCAACAAATGCAACAGATGCGACCTTGTAAATGATGTCTTTGCTCACGATGTAGTTGCAACGCTCCTCAAAGCGTGCCTGCAACTTTATAATCTCGTTGAGGTTAATCTTTCGTGGGTCGGACAATAGTTGGTTCATCTTCGCATTGTATGCCTTTAAGTAGTCGTTTGTGACACCGTTCTGCATTTCTTGGTAGAATGTTAACGCTTCCAAACCACGCTCGTAAGGTAGATTGTTTTTGTCGACAAACTCAAAGTATTCAACACCATTGCAGGTGAACGCATACTCCAAAGGATAGTCGGCTTTATAGGTTGGCTTCGATTTCTTGAATAGTTTTAACAACATTGTTTACGGTTATTTTTTTTGTTCGTGTATAGTAAATAAGTTGGTCGCTGCCCTTAACGTAGGTGCGCTTCTTTTCTGCCCCACCACATCCGCAACTCTCGCGTTTAAACTGCCAACCTGCCTCGGTAATTATTCGTTCGTGTGTTCCCATGTCAAGTAAAATATCGCAGATAGCAAGCCGTTAAGACCGCACAACGCAAGTAAATATAGAATGATATTGAAGTCGGGCGCAAAGTAAAGCCAACCTAATACCCCCCACACCGATGACATACACGGTGGGCAGTCGTACAATGGTTTGCGTATGTACTCGTTCCAATCATCGTTAACGAATGGTTGTAGGAGCATACCGTGTCGTGTCAGCACGTGAATGCCCATAATAATCAAGCTATTCAGCGCAAGTGCATGGAATACTGACATAGTCGTTGTCGGTTTGAATGTTTGTGAAATTGATGTTGATGCCGTTGTAGGTCACATCGCAATGGGTAAACTCAAAAGGTGCGCAGTTTGTTGCATCGTTGTAGAACTCAAACACGACCTCGCCTGTGCCTACGTGCCAATGGTTTTCATTGCTGATGGTAAACTCGTTAGTGTAGCCATTGAATATTATCGGTTGTTGCACAGATGCGCCCGATTGAAAAGTGAACTTAACGTGCCAATCATCTGCCGAGGTGATGCCCGGTATTGAGAAGTTGAGGTCGCTTACGCAACCGCTTACTGACTGCGTGTAGTGTGTTGAGCAAATCATTTTTTGATGCCATAAAAATACAAATCTTGCGGGAACGTTGTGCGTGCCTTGAACTTGTATTGAGTAAATATCTTATCAATGTCAACCTCCGCACGTATATCGGCTTCGGTTAGGTTCTTGTAATAATCGGTGGTGAATGGACTATCTTTAGGTGATGTGCGCTTCGTGCCGTGTTCGGGTCTGCCCTCGGTTGCGCAAGTGAATATAAACAAACCGCCTTTCTTCAGTAGCTTGTTGCAAATGTTTCGCAATGTGTCACCGTAGTGGCTATCGTGTTCGAAGCACTCGGTACTTATCACAACATCGAACTTTGTTTTGGTCTTATATTCGTGACCGCTGCACACCTCATCAACGTTTGCACCCTCCCCTATGTCGATGCCCGTGTAGTCGCATTGCTCAAAAAGGTAGCGGTTGTTACCATTGATATCTAAACTCCCAACATCCAACACGGTAACACCGTGGAAGTATTCGGGATGTGCGACCTTAACGAGGTTGCACCATTCTATTTGTTCAGCGTGTGCCATATTTTGCTATCTTGTTCCGCAATGGCTATGAACTCTGCCTCGCGTGATGTTGTACTCATTTCGGTATTTACTCTTATGCCGTTGATGTTGTAGCGGTTCGGTAGTTTCTTGAACAACCAATCATCACCGTAACTAACTCTTAACTCATTTGGGATTGGTGGGTAGTCCTCATTGCGCATCAGCATTAAACATCCCCATCCGTGACCGCGTGAGTGCGTATGTGAAATCGATGGGTAATCAAACTCGATTTCTGTTTCGTAACAAGCCGACCCGATGCCGAATATATCACCGTAATCGGGTTCTAATTCAAACATCTTGCTGGCATTGAAATTGATATCATCGTTGCAAAGCGCGATAAATGGATAGGTAGCAGCGTATACTCCCATATTCCAACTCGGATTGACATAATTGTTTTTGCCATTTGAAATGATTTTAACTTTACCGCCCTCGGCTATTTGACCGTTGTTATTGTCAATGATGATGACTTCGCCAACACGACTGCATTGAACGAGGTCGCTAATCAATCGCAGCGTTCGCGTGCTGCGCCATAGTGTCGGAATGATTACGGAATACATCTTTGCAAATGTAGTAAAATTTGTTTACGTTGTAATAAAATTATTCAAAAATACGTTGCAGGCATACCGAAACGTGTCGAGCGCATCGGCCTGTTGTGCAGGGTCGTTACGGTCTTGCTTTTTCAATGTACCATCAGCCAACACCGAAACGTTTTCTAAATCGAATTGAAGTGCTTTGGTCTTGTGTTTATGCAGTCGTACATTGCCTCTGCTCAATAACGAGTTGACAAGCACTCTATTCTCGGCTATCTTTGGGTTGATAGTCGGCACTTGAAATTGTCGCATATTCAAGTTAAGTTGTGTTGCAATAATCTTGTAGTAGTTAAGGTTATCCGCTACCATTGCGCTACCCGACTTCCCCGAAGCATCACCTGTAACGATGTATAATCGGTTGCCGTACACGGTCTTGATATAGTCGCACATTTGGTAAATGTCCGAGTTGGGTATCTTGATGGTTTCGTACACATCAATCGAGTTGAACCTATCCGTTTGAACCACGGAGCAGGTCATTGGGTTGCGGTTGAAGTCGAATGATAGTATTGTTTCGCGCGCTGGGTTGAGGTCGAACTCTGCCAAGTGCTTACTCGGCTCGTAAGCGTATGCCCACAACATTGAACCAATGCTCACATCCTCGGCCATGTACTCGCACAGGAAAAACAATGGGTCGGTTGTTAACTTTGCGCTTTCAATCTCATCGGGGTCTATAAATGGGTTGTCATAGGTGCTGAACTTCCACGACTGCCACTCGTGTATGAACTTGTCCTCGGTTGCTCTTTGGTGCAACTCTTTGAAATAGGTCTTGCCAAACTGCGGTGTCGAAAGAAACCACGCATCACCCTTGAAATCGGTTAGCGTTGCCCTTATCGTTCCGTTCCAAGCGGTCTGTAAATGGCTCGCTTTCTCGCATTCATCAATCACAACACGCTTATACTTACGGCCTCTTCCGCTATCGGGGTCATCCATTGACCACATATCAATAACACCATCGGTTATTAATCGGATTTGTTTCAACTGCTCGGACTTGGACTTGATGACATCGTGTACAATGTGCTTGATGATGTTCCAAAACTCCTCTAAATCTTTGTAGGTCGGTGCATAGTACGCTACCGGGAAGCCATCCAATGCAGGTTCAATAATTAACTCCTCTGCCAACGATGTCTTGCCGAACCTACGACCGCACTTAAGCACGTTAAAACGCTTGGCAGTATCAATGATGTGCTGCTGATTTGCGTGTCGTTTGCGTAACTTGATTTGGATTTCACTCACGCACTACCTTTATCGTTGACAATGTTACCTCCCCACTCACATCGGACTTAACAGGCATCACAAATTTGAACATTGACACCATTATTTTTGCCCAATCCGTTGGGTTGTCCTCTCTTATTTGGTTCATCGTGTCATTAAAATGTAACAACTGACCATCGATGGCCGTGTTAATCATTTCTTTGGCTTTCATTGTGGCTTGGTTAGGTCTGCCTTTGCGACTACCCCCACCCGATTTCTTTCCGTATGCCATTTATTTCGCTTTTAAACGCATTTTGCGACAAAGGTAAGTATAATCTCTTGAAATTCCAAAACGCTTCTGCAAACGCAATATTTAAAGCCGTGTTCGATGACCAACTGCTCCCACGCTTTTTGCTCTATGTGTTGCTTACCTGTGTCGGTCTTCATCTCAATAAATATTGCTTGACCTTTGTAGTACAATGTGAAGTCGGCTCGACCTGCTTGCAATCCCTTGGCCTTGTTTCGTGCGCCATCAATTCGGTTCTTGCTATTGTTGAGGTTATAGCACAGTAACCCGCGTAAATGTGGGTAGGTGTTGTGAAACCAAACGTAGCAATCTTGATGTAATTTATCCTCGGAACACATTGTATCTATCTTTATTAAAAAATAGCCAACCTTTTTTATAACCCATTAATTTAACAAAATCAAGTGCTTTTTGTTTGTCAGTCATTGTGTGAAGTACAAATGCAGGTTTAATCAATTTTGCCTTGCACATTTCAACAAGAGTAATTAAATCTTGTTTCATTGCATAAGCATTTATTTCTTTTTTTGGCATCAAAACAAGTTCGGCCATTTGTCCTTCAATTTTAGATTTTGGTTTGTAAATATAGCCACAAAATTTACATTCTTTTGAACGAATAGGTATTAATGCTTCACAATTCTTGCAGGACTTCATAGCTTCTGCTTTTTTTGTTTTTTGCACTTCCTTTTCTAAACTCCATATTCTTGCATCTTCCCAATAACCATGTCGGCTAATATTGTTGCCAAAATCAAGTATAATAAATTTATCTTTTCCTTGGTTTAATCTGGAGCCACGACCACACATTTGCAAAAACAAAGGAAGTGATGTTGTAGCCCTGTATAATATTATTACTTCAATATCTGCTTGGTCAAATCCTGCGGTTAATATACCGCAATTACAAACTATTGCATTTGGTGTGTTGGCAAACCAATTTAATATTTGTTCTCTTTCTTTTTCTGGTGTTTCGCCATCAATGTGCATTGCTTTAATGCCATTAATATTAAATTCATTGCAAACTTCTATTGATGATTTTACATTGCTTGCAAATAATATAGCTTTCTTTCCTAATGTTAAACGCTTGTAATTGCTTACTACACCCTCGAATATTTTGTTATCTGTATAATATTGCTTTGTATCATAATCATCGCCTATACGCTTTAATTTTTGCATATTAATATTAACACCATAACTGATACAATCAACTAAATATCCTTTTTTTATTAAATCTGGAGTATCTACTAATTGTATCATATCGGTATAAAAATCACTTAAACTGCTTTGTTTTCCTTTTCTAAAAGGTGTTGCAGTTGCTCCTATAACATAGGTGTTCAATGAAAAATGTGGCAATAGCTTTGTAAATGGTTCTAAATGTGCTTCATCAATAATAATAAGAGTGCGTGATTTCAAAAACATTAAGTAATCATCCAATCTTCTGTTAAAAGTTTCAACCATTGATACATGCAAACTTTTGGTGAGGTCTGGTGTTGAATTTGCTTTTATTAATTCTGGAACCAATCCAAAGTTGGCAAATGTATTTGATGATTGCTTTAAAAGTTCAGTTCTGTGAGTAAATATAAGTACCCTGCCACCTTTATCAATAGCAGATTTAACCATGTATGTAAACATCACAGTTTTGCCACTTCCTGTTGGAGCGCAAAGAATAACACGTTTGTTTTTATTGGCAAAAGATTTTCTAATGCCATTAACTATTTCTTCTTGATAATCTCTTAATTGTATCATTTAAAAATAATCTTCGTTAGCATCTTTCCACATTTGTTTTTCATTGAATACTTCAAAATATCTACCTATGCCAGGATGGTTACCCTCTTTGTACTCATGGCCATAAAATCTGCAGTATTCTTCCAACCATTGTTTGAATTTCTTTTGGCTTAACCACTTCTTTAAATCTGGATATTCCTCTAATAATTCATTGTACTTTTCACGCTTTGCAAGTCTTTGATTAAAGCCAAACGCTTCATGCGTTTTTGTCCATTCGTAAAACTCAAAGGAAGTATTCTTAATAAATTTACGTGTTTCAATATTGTCAAAATCGGCCTTTACCAATCCATTATTCAAGTAGTATTGCGCACATTGTATCATGTAATTATCAAATCTGCTCCATTCTTCATCGTTCCATTCATCAAAAAGTAGCTTTCCAAACTTCATCAATGGTGTGTTTTGAGAATTAAAGTAACTACTCAATTCAATTTCAAACTTCCTGCGCTCGAATGAGCCACCGACACCGCCAACGGTATAGTTAGTAGTTATAATGATTTTCGGGCTTTTCTGCACAGGAAGTTTAATCGCATCCTGCCCTTTGTACTCAATGGTTATTCCCTCGGTAATTAATGAAAATAAACGCTCAAAATCAAAGTTCTTTTTAACATCATCGAA